TAGTGATTTTAATATGTGAGCTATAACATCCACAGTCCAGCCGTTGCCCAGCATCTTAAACGCTTGGGTTTGACTTACACCATCAGTATATCCATCCTTAACAGTTTGCAACCTCTCCCACTCAACCACGGATAACCTGCGATAGACATAGTCATCTATGGCAACCTTGCGGTGCTGGTTACCTCCACATATAGCCGTAAGGGTTGGGGCTTTCCCATATTTTGAGTAGATACGCTTAAGGAAATCATGGCCGTTTATATCTAAAGCATGACCGACTTCAGAGCATTTAAGGAAAGCAATAACATCCATGTCGGAGTGGTTGCCATCGCCTCTATGCCCACCTGTTAAGCAACTGGCTTTGTTCTGGTGTTTCTTGTACCTCCCTTTGCGGCAAACCTTAAGGTGTTCGGCATCTATCCCCGCGTCTCTGTATTCGTGCATGACATCCTTTAAAAATATGCATTTATCATCGGGTTGCCCTGCGCTGGGCAGGTCAGTCCAATACCAGCGCTGTCTATTCTGAGCGGAAACCAATGCAGAGTTTATAAGGATCGGCTCGACTCCCATATGTTGAGTTATTACATCGAGACTTTCCTGTTTCATCTTAACATTTTCGAGCAGGAATTTTATATCTGGATTTACAGCTTTCAAGGCTTTCCACAGCTTTACAAATTCAAAAAATAGCTTTGAACGGGGATCGTCAAAATTTAGCTGTTTACCTGCAAAGCTGAACCCCTGGCAGGGTGACCCCGCTAAGATTAGATCAATCTTGGGCAGGTTATGCAGAGGCCAATCACAGATATTTCCCAGATGGATAGTCTCAGGATAGTTCTTAGATGTAATCTGGACTGCATACTTGTCGATTTCATAGGCAAAATATTTTGCAACGGGGACTCCAAGCCTTTCAATGGCTTGCTGACCGCACGACATACCATCGAAGCAGGAGAGAACTATCATGCAGATAATTCCCGGCGATAATCATCGCCAAAACCGCAGGTGTTAGCATAGGCTTTAAAGGCTGTCTGCTCGTCCATTTCCTCAAGAACAATCTCCATACACGCCTCTATGTTTTCCTTAGGCTGGTTTGTCTTATTCGATGCTAACGTTAAAAAATCTTTCATTGTCATTGTATTCCCTTTCGATGTGTTGGTTGCTCTCATAACTAGACATTACCACGCCTCACGCTCTAGCGTACAGATAATAATGCAAAAAAACGCGACTATTTTAATAATCACGCTTTTTACTAAGGAATTAGGCTGTTTTCTACGATCCCCGTACGATTGTGATATTCCCTCTGTTGATACGTAGCCACTTCATTGCCTCTGGCGCGATGTTCTCGCTCTCCATGTCTTCGGCAAAGTCCTCGCTGGACTGCATGAATTGAGGCCCGCTGTGCGATGCGTTTGTTCCGAGGTGCTTCGATGCCATCCAAAGAGCCTGTTCAAACACGGCAAAGTCTTCGCGGTAAGTCTCTGTCCCGTCATAATCCGCAATCTCGGTCAACTCTCCACTATCGAGGAACAGCCAGATCACCCGCTCGGCCTGATATACTGCGCTTTCTCTAACCTCAATGTCGAATGCTTCCCATCGGGAGCGCATAAGGTGCTTGTTTGCAAAGTAGTCGTCAGCGTTGTCGAGCGTGTAGATTGAGGCGTAGTTTGTCATAGTTTAGGCCAAAAAAAAAGCCCCCATCCGTAAGGAAGGGGGCCTCTTTCTTCACTCGCTTTGTTTAGGCAAGTGGTGCGTCAGAAACGTTTACGTCAATGATCTCTGCGCCTTTGTACACCTTGTAACCAGCAACGAGGCGGGTGCGGATGTAGTTGGCGTACTCAGCAGGATCGCGCAACACTTCCACGTCCTCTGGACTGATGAGGTCGGCAGTCGCTAGACCGTGAGCCTTAACACCAGCGGGGCAGTGAGTAACGTTCGTTGCTGTGGTCAGGTTGTTCGTAATGAACACGTCCAGACCGAACAAGCTACCAGCGAATCCGTTAGCGGAAACCGAATCACCGAAGTTCGAACCCTTGCCAGCTAACCAAAGGTTAATTGCCTGGCGCATTTTAGGCGGAAGCACGATATAGCGTCCGTCTTGTGGCAGGTTCAGCGTGTCCATTGCTTCAACAACGGAAGCGAAGAACTCAGGAACTTGCGCGCCTGTTGCGCCTACAGTCCACTCAGTTGTTCCGGTTTCGTAGTTGTTGGCAGTCCAGCTTGCGTGATCACCGAACACGGCAGAGTCAAACGCATCGCGCAATTTGTAGCCAGCGCGGTCAGCATAGATCATTTGCCAATCGGCAGAAGCTTGCTTAACGTCTTTGTCGTATGCGATGAGGGGAACAACTTTATCCACGTTGAAGGTGAACTCGGTATCTGTTCCGGTTGGGTCAGCATAGGTCAAGCCTGATCCCTGCGTATAATCGGCAACGGACACATCGGAAATTCCTAGAATGTGGAATTTGTCGCCTGCGTCTGAAGGTACAACATTACGGTTTGCAATGGTGTTGGCTACTGAAGCGTTCTTCAGCAAGCCTTGGATGTTGGTTGCCCAAACTTCCTTGTTAAATGTAGTAAAACTCATGTCTGTTTATTCCTTATGATTCAAGCACTTCTTTTCTGCGTGCTTGCTGTTCTGTAAATGGCAATGCCTTCCATGCTTCCATAGTAAGCTTACCTGCTTTTGATTTTTCGCCAGTCTTCACGCCCGTACCGCCATTCGAATCTGCTCTCACCATCGCGGGGTTTTCACTCCGAAACGCTTCGATCAAACTTTTATAGCTTTCTGGATCGCTCAAGTCGTCATTGTCGAGATCCGCAAACTTTTCTTCAAAGGCTCGTTCTGCAATCGCCTGGTTAAACCCGTCAGCGAATTTTACACCGCTGTTACGTCTAATCTCGGCTAAAGCCTGCTTCCTGCTCATGCTGGATAGCTTGCTCTCTGCGTCTGCCTTGGCCTGCTCAATTTCTGCAAGCTTTGTCTGCATCTTCTCTAACTGCTTCTGCACCTTCTCGGCTTCGGTGTTGTTTCCGGTTGCGGTCTTAGCTTCTTCAAGCTCTTCGCGTAACGTTTCAATATCTGCCTCGGCTTTTGCCTGTGCTTCTGCGATGGCCTTGCTCGCCTTGCTGTCGGACTTCTTGCGTATCTGTGCAAATTGGCCGTCTAAATCGACCTCTTTAATTTCAACGCCGTCAGCTTTTAGCTTCTCGATCTGGTCATCTGATAACTCAATTACTGCCATGTCTTGCCTTCCTTTTCTTGTGCGGAATAAACACCCGTGAAAAAGGTCACGTACCTTATTAGGTTGCCCTAAATTAAATCGCCTGCGGTTTCGCTGTTGATCGCCTCTAAAAGTTGAAGCTTGGTTTCGGTGTCAAAGTCTTTGCCTGCGATCTCCTCGTGCAACTCTAACCCAAGCTTTTGATGCTCCATGAGGTAGCGGGCGGGCATTACGGATTGCGCTAACTGCATCCATGCCTCAAGGCGTTTCGCTATGTCCATCACCATGAAGTCGGTGTTATAGCTCGCAACGTAGCTCTTGAAGTTGCTGTCAACTCGTTCTGATAAGCCAACCATGCGGTTTTCGAAGTCCTGCGCTAATTGCGCCTCGCACGCTAAGAAGCTTGCAACGTCTTTGAAGTCGATGTTCTTGCTCTCTGCGCTCTCGGCATCCTTCGTATCCTTACGGATCGACATTGAAAGCACTTCGTATAGCGAGCGGATAAGCGTTGCGACCTTGGCGGGGTTCCGCATTAGGTCAGAGAATGGCGGCACGATGAAGCGGGAAATGCCTTTTTCCTCGGCCTCTTCAGAGATGGGGTGATTTTCTCCCACAAGAATGTCGCTCATGTTTTCGTCACCAACAGATTGAGCAAGCTCTTTAATCATCGAAGCAGGGTAAACGGCTTGAGCATAGCAGGATTGCAAGGTGCTGTAGTAGTCCGCGCTGTCAAGGTTCAGAATCGCGCTCTGCATCATTTCGGCATCGTCCAGCTTGTTCGGCCTTGTGCTAACCATGCCGTACAATTCAAACGGTACACGCCCGAAGTCGTAAAATAGTGGCTCTTGCTCTAGCACCTCAATCTTGCCGTTTTCGTTGTTGATATGGAAGACCTGCGCCATTGACGGCCCCCACACAATGCGTCTTAGCTGAAAGTACCGCTCATCCATCGGCCCGTTGTCGGTGAGGTTGTAATCCTCGGTGATTAGCCATTCAAGATTGCCAGCATCGTCAAACTTCCAGTCAACCACCTTCTCAGGGCTGTAAAGCGTCCAATAAACGCGGTCTGCTCTTTCCTCTTTCTCTAGCATCGACTGTGCGCGGGGCTGTCCTTCGTCATCAAGCAGCGGTGCTGGACGGTCTACCTTACCCCAACACCATCCACCAGCAAGGCGGACTTTCGTTGCCTCGGTCATAAAGTCGTTTATGCTCAATCTATCATGCGAGCGGGATACGTCCTCGGCAAAGTTTTCGTCAATGTCATCACGGACGGGACGATCTTCAAATAGATATTGCACTACCTTCTCTATCGCCTTGGCGAAGTGGTTTTGCAGGAATGCACCAGCTTTACGGCCTGATTTGCCTTTCTTGCCCTCGAAATGAATCGCGTGTTCGCCCTGGAACGGTTGCAAACGTGCGTCAATGTAAGGCCGTCCGCCTCTTAAGCAGAGTATGTTTAAAGCTTGTTGCTCTTCGCGTTCGTTAAATACTTCGTGCTTGCGGGTAGCGAGAATCTCTAAAGGGGTTTTCTTGTCCATGCGTTAGGCCGATAAAGAAACCCACTCCCAAGGCGTCCCAAGGGCGATACCTGTTTAATCAGGTCTCCGGTTCGCATTGCAATAAGAGGCGTTAGGGTGTACGCGTTAGGCCAAAAAAAAAGCCCCTCCGAGGAAGGGCTGGCGTGTGACTAGATATTAAAATCTATTGATAGGCTTTAACGAATCGCGCATACATTATGTTGGTTTCTGCGGGGTCATCGCAAACACGAAGCCTTTTATCCCAAGTTTCTGAACCTGTTGAAACTGCAATATTCCATTTCTGGTCTTCTCGATCTCTAGCCCAAACAACTGTACCCTTTTCAAATCGTTCGGCAAGACTTCTGTCTCTCTCTCGAACTGAATCCTTCCATAACTCTCCACTTTTAAGCCTTACCTTAACAAGCTCGTATTTGTATGTTCCGCTTTCAAAATAATGATTCATAGCCTCGTCATTATGTATGAAGGGGGTCATGTGGTGAGCAAAGGCTACCCCGTCACTATCCACAGCAACGAAGTTTGCATCAGGAAAAACTTTAAAAACAGCCTCAACATAATCATCGGTGTATTCTGGCTTCACTTCATTCCTTTCAACGTTTCTTTTAGTTTCTGCTCGATATCCTCAAGCTCTATCAAGTGTACCGTGCCCGTCCCTTTTCGGTCAAGCATTAGTTTCTCAAGATACTCGACTCGTTCGGGAAACTTCGCCTTGAACCACGCGCCCGATTCAACGGGGCATTCCGCAAACCATTGATGACAGGGGTAGCACATCGCCTTTACGTTCTGTACGTCCCACTTCATGTAAGGGTCGCGCTGTGCGCCCCGTCCGTAGACGTGCGAGCCGTGCAAGCCTGTTTCCTGATACTTCCCGCAACGCTGGCAGG